CGTAAGGGGACCCCCCGGTGCTAACACGCCACGATTACACGGTTTCCAATCGTGTAATCGTCTTCTTAGGGAGGTGGCTACCTGTCGACTTCCCGTCGACAGCACCACATTCCCTAGAACCCGCAAGGAGAACTCCAGATGTCCATCACTGACCCCCTGATAAAGAAACGCGAAATCGTCACCGTACCAACAGGTGTCGGTTCCGCAATTCTTACCGTGCAGGGAACGTCGGGTTCGCCCACGTTCTATCCGTACGGTTTGGTGGGGGAGGAGGTGACTACCTCCAGGAGAGGCTCGAACTGGCTAAACTTCCAACGGTTAAAGCAGAAAGCCCGAAAGATGGGCTATCAGCTACCGTCAGAAGAAAAGCTATCGAGGATGGATCTTGGTACCGGCGGTTTTACCAACGTCAAGAAGTATGTTGAGACCAACCATTTAAATATGGTCGATCTCGACATTACTTCCGGCGTTTACCGGTATCAATATCGTGGGCCTTGGGTTGCTAAGGCTCACAACGTGGGACCAACGTCTTCCTTGTTCCCGTCGTACTCGGATACTGATCTTCTTTTCAAGATGATCAGTAAAGGAGCCACGGCGATTGCAAGGACGGCGCCCACGAATCCAGTAGCTGGAGCTGCGCAGTTCATTGGCGAGCTCAGGGAAGGACTTCCGTCCGTCCCTGGCCGGAACCTGATTGGCCATAAAGGTCCTTCGTCACTAGGTGACGAGTACCTTAATGGTGTTTTCGGGATCCAACCGCTTGTCAATGATCTCCGGAAATTCGGAGAAGCTGCGCGTACGGCCGATAAGGTCGTCGCGCAGCTTAAGCGTGACTCCGGTCGCCTTATTAGGCGACGCTACACCTTTCCTACAGAACGGTACGTAACGGGACCAACGGTCCAGTCAACGTCTTGGTACGGTTCGCCAGGCTTGCGTCTGGCTACCCCCAATGCGTTCGCTACGTATCCGGGTAAGCTTACCTATACTCGTGAGGAAACTTACGAGTATTGGTTCTCAGGTGCATTCACTTATCTTTACACCGACGGTGATCGTGCCGTTGACAAGATGAGTGCTGCAGCACAGCGCTTAAACAGGCTGTACGGGATTCGACCTAGTGTCGATACCCTCTGGGAGCTTACCCCCTGGAGTTGGGCTGCCGATTGGTTTGCGAATGCCGGTGATGTCGCACATAACATTGCCGCGTTTAGCAACGACAGCCTTGTCATGAGATGGGGTTACGTAATGTGTACTTACACAATACGTGACACCTATCTGATGGAGGGTGTCACCCTTAAGGGTGGACCCCCCGGACCTCACTCTCAGACCTTCGTGACGAAAGTCAAGAAGAGAGTGAAGGCGACCCCTTACGGTTTCGGCCTGGACCCTGACGTGGCATTTTCTGCGCGTCAGTGGGCCATCCTTACCGCCCTTGGTTTATCCAAGGGTGGGAGGTTGCTGTGAACCCCTGGCAGCGTTTCGACGGCTACCTGAACGATGGTCCCTCTATTGTAGAGGAGCCCGTCGTAGAGAGTGCACCTTATGGGTGCTATCTCTGGTTCATAGCAGCGGGAGTGGTGGGGGCAGTGACTATGTTGCTGCCACTATTCATGCCCGAGTCCATCCCAACGGTGATCGAACCACAACCAGTGGTCGACACCGCTTCCCTGCTGGAGTCATGCCTTGTTCACCGATCCCCAGTCCCTGACTGTCAACGCTGTCGCTAACTCTCTCCCGAGGGTTACGACGAATCAGAATGGCGCCGTCTATAGTAAGGACGACGGCAATCTGAAGCTGACCGTTTCATCCGCTTATGGAAAGCGGACTCGACGGACAGCACGCGTTGACTTCCGGAAGACTGCCGCTGATCCTCTGTTCCCGGCTCAGAACGTTCCGTACACGATGAGTGCTTACATCGTCGCGGACGTTCCGAACACCGGGTTCACGATCACCGAGCAGAAGCAGATCATCGACAGCTTGACGCTGTGGCTGACCTCTACTTCCGGTGCGAACACCACCAAGCTTCTTGGTGGTGAGTCGTAAGCGATTGCCGCGAGGCATACGCCGGTGACTGGCCCTAGACAGATCGTCTAGGGGCTCCTTATCGGACGGTTCACGCAAGGCTCGGGACGACTCTGCCTCTCTTCAGAAAGGCGGGCCGTGAAAAGCCTCACGTGTCTCTTGCAGGAGGTCCTTCTTGATCGAGGGACCTGGTGTGGCGTGAGCACCGAGCGTGACCTGAAAGAGGTCATGCTTCGTGTCGAACACGAGGGTGAATCGTTTCTCACGATCACCTTGCCCACGTTTGGAAAAGACCTCGAAAAAGGTCTTGACCAAAGACGGGTAGATCGTCAACTGTTCTCTGGCTTCGCGAGAAGCAAGAGATCAGGAGAGCTCCCCCTATTTCTAGGAGGTTTTCTCGATCTCGTGTTCGACCGTGCTTCTGGTCGTCTTCTGGATGAACCATCGATCGATGCGATCCAAGCGATACGTCAGATTACTCTGATGTTCGCGAAGGTAAACCTGGAGTGCTCCGAAAGGAGAACCAGGGCAGCGATCGAGCAGTTCATCCAGTGTGAGAAGGACGTCCGAGAGTCTGACCAAATACGCAGCCAAGCTGATGTAAATCAGTTTGTTCGCGTTGGTCAGCTCCTTTGGGCTTCTGTTCTGCAACGGGTAGACGAACAAGTCTACTCGGGACAGATTGTCCCAAAGCATGGGCCTGGGGTCACTGCTGATCGTCTTCTGGGAAACCAGAAGTACGATCAGACAGAATGGACCTCAAGGTTGGAGACCTGGTTTCCGTTTCTTGACGGATTTGTTGCACCGTCGTTTCGGGCATACCAGGATTTCCACCATGTGGACATCCTCGAACCTGGAGCGGAAAGGCCCGTAAGGGTCATCACCGTTCCTAAGACGCTCAAGACGCCTCGAGTCATAGCTGTCGAGCCTACCGCGATGCAATATGCGCAGCAGGCCGTAGCTGAGTCTCTTGTATCCAATCTGGAGGGGAAAGACAACCCCTACAGGTGGATCATCGGATTCTCGGACCAAGACCCTAACAGGTCTATGGCACGGAAAGGGTCCCTTACAGGGAACCTCGCGACGCTGGATCTCAGCGAAGCTTCCGATCGCGTCTCG